GCAAATGCTTTTTTCCGCTCCGCGTTACTATTCACTGCGCCACCAGATGGACTCGAACTCGACTCAATAGGGACAAGTTTCGGCTTTGGCCGCACATCGTGATTAATGACGGTAGTGCTTACCTGCGGCCTTTTTATTAATTCTTGGAGTTTAAGATTCTTATACACGCTTTTGAACCCCTCGGCAGTATCGTAAGCCGTTGATTGTTCGGGCGGCATAGCAAGAATAATCTTTTCAATTTCAGGAATTTTCTCCCTGAAATCAATCAGACCTTCCGTTTTCATCTCGGTATCTATGGCACTCAAATTCCGCTCATAACGGATTGGTGCTAATTCTGAGATTGTCGCCTCATTGTATTCCTTTACCGTCTTCAATTCCTTACTCAAGCGTTCTATCTCATCAGCCATAAGCGGGTCGAGATAGTCCTCTTTTGTATGTGGCGGAGGCGGTGGGGTTTCGTGTAGTTTCTTCTTCTCCTCGGCTAACATTTGCCCTTTACGAGTGAGATACTGTTCCGTCTGATAGCCTTTTACAACGTCCTTGAAAGGAATCTCCGTTTCCACGCCATCTACTTTTATTTTCACCTTTTTGTCTCCGAAGCCCTGAACGTCAAGGTATTCGGGTTCTTTAGGTGCTGGTGTTTCCACGACTTCCTTCTTTGTTTCTTGTTCGTCTTTCACTTCCGCTTCTTTATTTTCCGCAGGTGGAGTTTTAACCTCGTCTGGCGGCAATAAATCGGCAAAAAGTTTTTCCGTTACGTTTATCTGCTGGCTCGCTTGCTCGGTGGTAGTAGAACCATTTTGTTCGGTATTCATGTTACTCCTCCTCCTCGCCCGATAATTCGGGTAGAGATTTCATTTGTTGTTCGGCTAAACGCCCTTGATTGATTTTCTTTTCAATCTCCTTCCGTATCGTATCTATCATCTTGGACATCATCTGCGTTTCCATGACTCGTGCAAAATCTTTCGCATCTACTTTCTTGAAAGTCTCAAATGCTCCAACTTGCAATGGCAAAAGGATATGTTCTCTTATCGTTGCGAAATCTTTTCCTTCAAGCACTTCCTGTAATCTTTGCCCTACCTGAACCTGTTCACGCAAAATAAGTATATTCTCCGTGAGTTCAAAGTTCCTCGAAAATAACCTTTTAACCGTATCAAACATTTACCATTCCTTGCATACCTTCGGGGTTCATGCTACCCACTTCTCCCGTTAATTGTTCCGGTAATCTTGGTTGACTTGCCACACCGCTTGCCATTCCTTCCTGTGGGGAGGCCTGCGCCGCAATCATATATTCTTCGACTGCCTTTTCGCCAACAAGAGGAAGCATTTTATGATAAAACTTCATAGTATCAACGAAGTGGACATTGGCAGGATTAACAACCCCTGCCTGCAACATCCCTATTATTGCTTGGTTCGCTTGAACACCTCTATCGAACAACATTAGCCACTTGTTTATTTGCGTCTGTTTATTCATTCCGATATTGACGGATAAGTCGAAATCACCCTGTATAATCTCGATTGCAGGCATTTCGTCCATCGCCATTTTCCATCCCAATATCCGTCCCGTAACCATCTGAATATAATTATCGTTTTCATACATCTGTTCAAGTCTTAAAAGCATACGTAAGGAAGGTATAAAGAGCGTATAAGCAAGATTCCGTATTACGTTGGCTATCTTCTTATTGGCGTTCGCAACCTGACTCGTAACGGCAGTCGCTGTTTCGTCCGAAGATGACGGCATACCCAGAAGATTAGGAGGAACGGAAGTTGTTTCGTAAAAATCCGTGTCAACCTTTGCCATTTCGGCAATACTTTGACTTGTAGGGTCTGATATATCCATTTCCCTTACACTCGAAAGTGATATATCGTCCCCTTGCACTATTCCGCCGATACGTCTATTCAATAACCCCACAAGGTCTATATTCGCACTCCTATTGATAAGAATAGGTTTGCGAAGTGCGAGTGCGACGGCTTCTCTGCGTTGATTCCTTATCGCGTTAGTTTCTCTCTGTAAACCTTCCACAATTTCAGGTAGGTCTTTCCCCATTAACTGATGAGGTTCGGGGAAGGATTGCCCCATGATAATAGGCGACCTATTGTAATCGTCTCCATGCGTTATATAAGGCAGTGTATTTTCTTCCACATCTCGAATAAGACGAGTTGCGGTATCGGCTGTTCCGGCCATGATATAACTGCATGATTCCAAAAGTCCATCGCCATTCACATCGAGAAAGTCCCAAAATTCATATATGAAGATTTCGTTTTGCCCATTTACCGAAACATCTTGGTTATTGGAAAAAGGCGACCCCATATCCGATGTTCTCTGTTCTTTAATCTCGTCAACACCTTCCGAATTATGCATGGATTCGAGGTCATCGAGATTTTTATAACCTCTGCGTTTAAGATAATCCAAAGGTTTCCTCATTCTGTGGACTATCGGGAATCGCCAATAATCTTTCCATGTGGCATTTGGACTAAAAAATACGTCTTCATATGGTAAACAGTCAATACATGGATTGAAAGCGGTTACGACTTCCTTTTCTTCTTCGATAGTTTCAAGCGGATTGGCAGGATTAGGAATCTGAACTTTGGTTTTCTCGGTTTTGATATTAGGATAGACTTTGAATATGCCCACCTTGTTTTTTAGAGCATCAAGACAGGCTTCATAGGATTCTTGGTAAAAATTGATGGGATGTCCATTAAGACGATAATTCATTAAAGCTTTAACAATTTCTCTTGTCGCGGAAGGGATATTTTTCCATGATGTTACATCAACTATTTCTTCGGGGTCTAAAAAATATGTATCGAGAATATCAACCAACATTCTTTGAACATGGGAATAAGTCTTGGGAATGAATAATTTACCCTGTCCGATAAGAATATCGGATTTACCATCTTTTTGTTTCTTAAATTTGCTATTGTATAAATCGTTACTATCCTTCCAACGTGGCACTACTGTTTCGGCAATCCAATTACGTGAAATCGTAAAAAGAGAACGCCCTCTGTTTTCTATAAAATCTTCGGTTAAGTTTTCTTTTTTCATTTAACTCCTGACTACTACATATTGTAGTATGTATAAGCAACCCTACAATATATAGATATGTATGTCAAGTATTATTTTACCAACACACTACTTCGTCAATCATTTCGGGTTCGGGTATATAAACTTTCTCTGGATACCAATGTATAGGGAATTGGAAACAATACCGCATTGCGGCGTGGAGATGATGTCTTCCTTCCCGTATTCTATCTTTAGTGCCACTTTTATCCTCATCGGCATAAGTATCCCTTTCGAGTGTTCGGAACGATTTGATTAACTCACTGTTTTCGGGACGATTTACAACAAATAACCTTTTTTCCTTCAAACGTCTTTTGATAGTATCAACCCCCGCCTTGATACTGCCTTCAAATTTTTCGGAAGTCCTCAATGCAGGAAGTCCCTTATACTTTACGACAAGCGGATTTGTATTGTGTTCGTATGTAGGTCGTTTTATCTCCTCGAATATATTACGTCCGCCAAAGGCTATGATTGACGAATCTGCTGACTTATCACAAACAGACCAAGCAGGTCTGTATTTGTTTGACAATACTATCGCCCAAAAATCCCTCTTTATCTCATCGGTATCCGATTGTCTGAAATAACACCTGTCAAGATAGGCTATACCTTCTCTATCTATTAGGATAAAGACCATTGCGGTCGCAGTTACGGCGTGTGGGTCTATGCCAGCCAATACAATGTATTCACTCTTTTTATCTTCTGGGAGGTTCTCAAAGAATGGTTCGATAATATGTTCCACGTGGAACAATCCGCCATAAACAAGTCCACTTAAACTTATGGCCTCGCCAAGTAAACGCATTTTCATCTCGTCATAACTCGATACTTTTGCGAACTCGTCCATTATGGCAAGCAAGGTATTCTTATTAACATATGGGTTTGTAACAGACGAAAATTTGAATAAAGAAGTGGATAATTCCTTACCACTCGAATTTATAATGCCGTTATGGAATAAATCAGTCGCCCAAGTAAGACCTTCGGTAGGAGTCCATGCGATTGAAATGTCGAGTTTATCGGCAGTTCCAAACCGCATAAGTGTCTCTTTCCATTTATCCCTATCGGGTTCTTCATCGAATTTAGCCCAATCTAAATCCCCGCCTTGTGCGCTCTTAACAGCTTGTTCATTGGTAAGAAACTCAATAACCGAACATGGTTTGTCATCTCTGTATAGTGTCAAAATGTCAAATTCCCTCGAATAACTCTTGTCCCAATCTCCCTTTTTGAGATATTTCTTCGGGATATATCTTTGCCACATCGGCAACACGACCCTATGTAATTGTTTATTATCTACACCTGTAACCCGCCCTTTGATGATTTTACTATGTGCTCTTTTTATCACATCTTCAAATTCTTTCCCGTATTTTTCCATGCTATACGGTAATTCACCCGTAGATTTTATAATGCCGTCAATAGTATCACAATTCGTTTTAGATGACCTATTACCACCTGACACTCCAACGACTTCAGAGCGGCATAACAATCTATCTAATTGACTATCAACCTTATCGGGTATATCTTCTTCTTTAAGATATTTCCGTAAGACTTCTCTTGCTTCATCGGTGATAATGCCGTCATTAGGTATCCAATACCAGAAAGGGTCTATATCTTTCGCTTTAGTAATTAAAGCATCGAGGAATTTTTCTTCTTCCGCAAGTTTAGCGATGAGGATTTTTTTATCAATGTCCGACATATAATTCCTGATATTCCACTATCATTGAAGGTCTTTTAGTATGTATTGCGTATGAGTATGCTTCATCAATGTCTCTTATTGTTCGCACGTTGAAAATCTCAAAACCGACTACTCCCTTAAACATTTTCGTAAGGTCTTTACTATGTTGCACTCCCACATTCAACGGATTCGTTGTCCCTACGGTAGTTCTGATAACGACTTGTGGTTCAAAACAATTACGACTTAAATGAGACAATAAGTCAAGATGATTGATAATCTGGTCTGCCGCTCTCGGTAAGAAGTCCATTCTCTGATAAATGCTTATAGGTAAAAATCCCTGTAACGAAAGACCTATGGCAAGTCCTGTTTGCATATCCTCTGCCACGGGCATTTCAAGTCTTTTCGTTATATCTACGTCTTTAAGTGTTCCATAAAAATCTTCCGAAGCAACTTGTTGCCCTAAGAATATCGTATTATCCATGGATGCAATTTCTTTCATCCAAAAACATATTCTACTATGATAATCAGAATATGACATACGTTCCCGTTCCGGCATGAGGATATTTCATATCGTAAAAATATTCAGTTTCTTTATGTTCGAATCCTAATCCCCATGTATCAAGTGTATTCGCCCTTACGCTTTTATCGTTATCTTCCACAATAAATAAAATCGGCAGATTATGCCCTCTTGAATATCTTATGGATTCCAATGTTATACCGCAATAAGATGCAGAGTCCCCGATAAAACATAAGACCTTATTCTTTGACTTATGCGCTTTTAATCCCATTGCGATACCAACCGCTATCGGAGCAATACCGCCTACAATAGCAGACGTTACGAACTGTTCTCCGAATATATGCATACTATGCCCATCGAGGATTTGTTTCAATAAATCTTCTTCATTATGTCCTGATAAAAGCCAATGATAATGGCTTCTATGTGTTGAACATATCCAATCACCTTTTCTATAATGCGTCTTGAAGATTTCCTCCAACTGTTTTTCGTTCCCACCTGATAAATGTATCGGAGATTTGATTTCACCCGCTTCATAGAGTTCTCCTACCTTCTCGCTGAATTTACTCAGAGATATGGTTTTTCTTGACATCGGTGAAACCTTCCTTCGCCAAATTATTCACGATATTTTTAACATCAACCCTTACACTATTAATATTCCTGATAAGGATTGATATTATGCCAATTTGAATAAGTTGAGGGTTGTTGTTATTTGAAAAAAGGTAATGTGGTTCTTTAAGATTATCTTTACCGCTTTTTAATGCCGATTCCAAATCCCATATAAAACCATTTAATTTCAATATGAGTTTGAAAAACATCTCTATATCAAAATCATATTGTTTGGAAATTCGATTAGAGAACGCTTCGTATTCTCTGATATTCTCGTCTAAACCTATTCTTGCGGCCTTCAACTTTGCTATGCTTTGCCTATCGAGAATATCGCCTAAATCTCTTTCCATGAAATCCTCCTTAAACAAAATTACGGCAAAAAGGGTCATCGCCGTTTATAAATAACTTCTCGCATTGACGATTGTAAGACGAAAATGTGCAACGTGAATTACAATTACCACAACCATTCTTGAACACGAGGTCGTAATGCTTCTTACTTCCCCATACTTTCCCTATATCCTCGACGTTCTCATGGCTACCGAGTTTGTAGAAATCAATATGCCGAGTATCGGGACATAGATATATATTCCCATCAGGTGATAGTTGTATGCAAATAGGAGAGGCATAACATTGAGAAAAGTTTCTTTTCGGAGTAAAATCTTTCTCAAATTTATGTGTTACCGTAAAGACCTTAAAACGGTCATCTTCTAATTCCCTGCACTTCGCCAACTGCTCATTAATCTTCTCTACATCGTAATACCCACCGACTGTTGGGCTTGACATCCCTTGATGGCGCATATCGGCTGGTCGGGCATGGAAACTACCAACGCCAAGTTCTTTGGCAAGTTTGCAAGCCTCGAATATCTCATGCTGATTATAATCGAAAATAAGGAATTTGAAAGATACATCATTGCGTATTTTGGCTAATCGTGCGATATTCTTTATAGTGATACCAAAATATCCGCCTTTTCTTCCGATAGTATAAGTTTTAGCCGTTCCTGCATCAACAGATACACCAATCCACCTACAAAGTTTATACGCCTCGAATAATTCGGCAGTCATTATAATTCCGTTTGTAGCAACCGAAGATTCCAATCCATGTTGTTTCGTAACGGTAATGGCCTTTGGCAATGCCGTATGAAGACTTGGTTCGCCACCACCACCGAAGCATATTGCCTTAACACCCCATACTGCCAAATACGCCACCAAATCAAGTATATGTTTATCGGACATCCGCCGTCCGTCTTTTCCCAAATACCGCCCTGCGTTACAATGGTTGCACGCTAACTGACATTGTTCTATCGGGTCTAACGAAGCCTCGATAGGAGGCAATAAAAGCAACCCTTTTTTCTTCCCCGAACCCCATTGCGCTATATTTTCATAATGTGGTGCGTAGAGCAATCCCTTCCAACTATTGAAACTGTTGAACTCATCAGACCACTCCATCAGCCCTCCTTAATCGTATGCTTGCCGTGCGTTTTATTCCATTCATGGTATCTTCACCGAATTTTGCCCGTATCATATCCAAATATTTCGGCGAATTGAAATACTCATTGAAGGCATTATCCCTGAATAAAAGAATATCCGCCGAAGAAAGAGACTCGGTAGGCAAAGGCATACTATCAATCGAATACTGTCCATAACCCGACCACGTTAAAGGCAATCTCGCATGACTACCTTTAGCCAATTCTTTTTCGTATAATCTCGACCCCGGATATGCCATAACACAATAGAAGTTAGCATACTCACAATTCAATTCCAATGCCAAATCAAGAGTGGCCTGCATAGACTCGAAGGTGTCGCCCACCAAACCAAACATATAATTCCCGATAACATTAATCCCCGAATCCTGTATCGTCTTAACAACTGTTCCTATATCCTTCCCGCATTTACCGTCCCTCGTTCCCTCGATGCCTAATGCAAGCCAATTTATCCCTGCTTTCTTCGCTAATTCCAAAATCTCGTAATCAAGCATATCGGGTCTTGCATAACACCAGATATTCAATCCGTAATTGCGTTCAACCAATCCTTCTAATATTGGCATATAATGAGACTTTTTGAAAAAGAATATCTCGTCCGCAATCTTCAAGTTCTTTATACCACGCAATACCAACCCATCTATATCCTTCAAAACTATTTTAACATCACGGAAACTAATACCCTTCCCGCCAACACAGCAATACTCACAGTTAAACGGACAACCGAATGAAGTATAAATTACGCCATACCCGCCTCTATCCAATCCCCCCAAACAATGCCAGTTGTGCGCCCTATACCGCCGCATATCCACTAAATCCCAATTCAATTCCTGCTGTTCTTTACTCCCGTAATTATCCCGCCCCCATTCCCGTAAAACCCCACCTTCGGCAAGCGGGAGAGCAGACCCCGAACTCTCGCTTGCTGTTATATGATTCCTCTCAACATGACCACCACCCATATAAACAAATTGCCCTTGCCGCACGTATCTTCCTAAACCCCGCCCAATCTCAAAAGCCCTATCCATTAACTGCGTAGAAGCCGAAGGATTATGCCCGTGAGCAAGGACAATGAATTTGTCATACCGCCCCGCTATCCCACCTTCTTCTTCAAGCTCGACCATTATTGTAAAGTATTCTTCGCAATTTAAGTCGAGTATCCGAACCTTTTCCCCTATTCTTTCAAGGTAACTACCAAGCATGATACTCCAATAAGGAGGTTCAATCGCAATATCCAAATCCTGATAACAACTATCATTCCCTACGTTGACTATGAGTGTGGTTGACATAAACTCCTTTTTGTTTGAGTGTTCAGAAAGGGAGAAGTAACTTTATTCATTCCCACCACCATCGCCCCCTCTCTCCCCACCCCCCTCTGCTATCAACGCCCTTATCGCCTCAACTCGCTCGATTGAAGAACGAATCTCGCTATGTATGTCAACGTTGCTCGTGGACAACCCGCGTTCCAAGCGTTCCTTGTCGTGCAGGATACCAAGAGTGGTGGCACGCTGTAAGAGACTGGCCTCTCTGATGTCCTTATCGGTGATAGAACGCAGTATGTCAGCTTGTTTGAGGGTGAGGAGGTCGGCACGATGCTTTTTGAAACGGTCGAGCCGGGCGAAAATAGGTGTATACGCTTTCAACCTTCTGCTGATTGTAACTTCACTGCAACCGAGTAACTGCGCGATTTGACGGCCGTTTAACTGTTTATTCCGAAGTTCAAGAATATCTTCGATGGGGATACGCTTTGGAGCTGACCGCTTAACGTCCTTACTAACGCGCTCAAGTTCTGCGGGGTCTATATCTTGTATGCTCATAGAGAGTGTATACCATACCTTGTCGGAGTTGTCAAGGGATTCGGTGGTTCGTGTCCTTATCGGGCGTAATACCCTTTCGAGGATTGGCTACAAGGGGTCTTGAATTGCCCGGGCATAGTAACCTATACCTTTTTTATCATTGTTAAAGGTGGTAAAGAAGGGCTTGAAGGTGCAACCCTCTACCCTACGGGTTCGAGGGAAAAGGGAATCAGTTTTGAACAAGACTCTATTATATTACACGCGGGTTAGTGCGCCTTATTACAACCTTTTCAGTTAGGTTATTGACAGGGGTTTGTAGTTCTTTGAAACGTTTCAGGTCTATGAAAGGGTGAATGAGGATATGACAGTCTCGACAAAGCGTCTGCCCGTTTTCGATATGGAATCGGTATTGAGGGTAGTCATACCAAGACTTGACATGGTGCGCAATGAGGTTATCAGCCGAGTTACAACCTTGGCAACGGTATTTATCCCGCTTAAGGACTGCCCGGCGCCATGACCAGTAACGCTTGCTTGTCCGGTCTTGCTTATCGGCGGCATAGTATTGTCGGGCTTTAGCAGCCTTCGGGTGTTTCTTCTTCCATGCCTTGGCTTTGGCCTTCCGTTCCTTCTTGAACGCTTTAGACCATTTTACGGGCTTGTAATCCATTGCCTGTCCGTAGTTATCGGCCTTCCACTGCCGCGAAGCTTTGGCGTAATTCAGTTTGGCCATGAATTATCCCCTATCGTCATTTGATTTTAGCGGCCTCTTTGTTTGTATTTTTATAGACTAATCAGGGCGCGGGTTCAAATGTCAAAACCCTCGTTACCGGTTTTTATCCCGCTTAACGATAAGCGGCTACACATTCGCAACCTTAACAGCGACTGCCATCCCTTGTCAACCCCTTTCTTTCCTCTCCCTTCTACGCCTTGTCGAATAGAGTAGCCCTTGAGCAGGGGTTTTTGACTGTTCGGCGGGACTTAAATAATAAAAGACTAACCTTGTCCTCTTTGTCCTCTTTATCAAACCCGCATAAACATTGAGCGAAAGCGGGATAAAAATAAATGAAAATAAACGGTAAAAGGACTTGACAACATATGAAATATGTTATATATTGATAATAACGAATAGGCGGCGGCCTTAAAACGGGAGGTGGAGAAGATGAAAGTTTACAAAAATGAGATAGTAAAATTTAAGAAAGGTAAAAATCCTGAACAGGGTTACAAATACGGCATTGTCCATTATACAGGTGATTTCTGGATAGTGGATGTTACACCGTGCAAAGATGAGGATGGTAACAACATCTCAGACAATTCTGGGCCGGCATATACAGCAGATTTTATGCATACAGGCAACCGCATAGACTCTTAACGAATAGGCGAGCGGCCTTTAAACGCAGGAGGTGGAAAGTGAAAAAACTTAAAAAATCATTACCCGTCTTAACAATAACGGACGAAATTAACGAACACTACCGGCGTTATATACCGGTTGAATACATTATAACCGTATTGCAAGGATTGGAAATCGTAAGTATGACTATGCCGAACAGTCTCCTGACGGAAATCAGGCGATTACGCGCCGAAATTGAAAACAACGAACCCTAAACAGCGGCAACCCCGCAGGAGGTGGGAAGATGAAGACAAGAGATAAAAAAAGCGTGCTTACACTTGCACAATTAAAAAGACATATTCGCAAATGCCATAAAAAAGAAGAAAGATTTAACTTTCTCGGTTTGGTCGAAGCACGGGATTTAACCCCGGAAGTGCAAAATTTGTTTGTTTTTTCCACATATACGGGAGTACCCGTTTACGATTGGGTTAGAGGCAATTATAAACTTAAATCCTTAATAGAAAATGAAACCAAATAAGGCGGCAACCCCGCAGGAGGTGGAGAGATGGAACTGATACTCAACACGAATACATTAGCGGCAGCCATGACATATCTTGACGGCGATAGGCCAGTAACTTGCCAAGTACGCTATGAACGCGGCAAGGTGATGGCGACAAACGGAACGTCATTACTGCTATGGAATACCGACGAGAACCCAAGCGAATTCTTTACCCTAAACTTTCACAAAGACCAAATAAAGACCATAAGGGCGGCCTTACTCAAAACCCGTAAAGGTATTATACAGAGCGCACATTTTGCCAAGTATGATACCGAAACCTTCACGCTTGAACATAATGGCATTATCTATCGCCTTGTCGAGCCAATAGACTTCCTGCCTGTCCTCAATGTAATACCGGACATAAAAAACCTTATACCTCTTAATCCTTGCTTTTCGTTAGAAGGTATGGCAACCCACGCGGCGTTTGCTAAAGCAAGAGATACCGGAAAGATAAGCCCAGTAAGTCTTTTCACGCAACACGATAAAAGCGCGGCAATGATTCTTGTTTTCGAGGGTATAGAAGATTGTATCGTCATTACCATGCCCTGCCGTGGTAACGGTGAGCAAGAGGCAATGAATACAATCGAGAGCGTTCTTAATCCCTTCAAAAACCCTGTAAACAACGAAGTGGGCGAGGAAACGACTAACGACGTTGCCCCGGATACAGCGAAAGAGGGCGAGGACATAGCAGTATAACCTTAAAAGAGGAGGGCAAAACAATGACATACATAATCCAAATAGTAGAACACGCCACAGGAAGAATCGCAAAGGAATTTGAACCGATTGCATCCGAACACATGGCGGATAAGGTAGATAACGGCGTTAATATCAATCTCGACCATGAAAGATTTTATACGCTCATTAAAAATACGGAGGAGGAGACCACTCCATGACCTACGAACTCGACTACACGAACCCGAACCTTGACGAGTCCGGGGAGGATATACCGGAGGCGGTAATAATCGGCTACAACGTGGACAACATAACCTAAACGGCGGCGACCCCGCGGAGGTGGAGAAGTGAAGATAAGAAAAAAATCAGCGGCGGCAGTATGGGTAAGGGCGGTAAAGGCATTGAAGGCGGCGGAGGCGAAAGAGGCGGCAGCATGGGCGAGGGTAAAGGCGGTGTCGGCGGCATGGGAGAAGAAGGCGGCGGCCTGCGCACAGGAGATGGGGAGATGAAGACAGTATGTAATAAATGTGGTGATACTTCGACAATCCAACGCGAAGGGAACGGGTGTCATTCATGTCTTATAGGGATTATGATTGCCACAAAATAAAAACAGACAGAGGAGGGAATTATGACAAAAAAGATAAACGAGAGGCGCAACATCTTCGTATCGGACGAACTCTGGAGGCGATTCAAGGGGGTTTGTGCAATGGAACGGAAAACGACAGGGGAAAAGATAACGGAACTCATCGAGAGGGAGATAAGCAAGAACAGCGGAAAGGAGAGCGCAAAATAATCCTTGACAAGCCCTTAGGGAACTGATAGAGTAAATATATGGATAGGCTAATTATTCATAAATTCCTGTTAGAATTTACAATGCCGTTCAAGAACATATTTGAGCAATTCAAATATGGAAGAGGATTAGCCCCTCGTCTTGAGCGGCATTGTGCGTTCTGAAAGGGATTTTATGGAAGGTTGGATAAAATTGCACAGGCAAATATTAGAATCGGAAATATGGACAGCCGAGCGATTCAGTAAAGGGCAAGCATGGGTTGATTTACTTTTATTGGTTAATCATAAACCACAAACCATTTTCATAAGGGGGATTGAAATAAATATTTTACGGGGGCAACTTGCCTACTCGCAACTCACTTTAGCGAAGAGATGGGGGTGGAATCGTAAAACAATCGTAACCTTTTTGTGCTGGCTTCAAAATAGGGGAATGGTGGACACCAAAACTAATAACCAAACCACTATTATTACTATCTTAAACTATTCTTCATATCAAGAGAGCGGACACCAGAGCGGACACCAGAGCGGACACCAGAAGGACACCAAAAGGGACACAGACAAGAATGATAAGAATGAAAAGAATGAAAACAAAGGGGATAAAGACCCGTCCTTGGAAGGAGATAACAAGCCTATAACGAGCCTATATGGCGAGCGTTTCGATAAATTCTGGCAAGCCTATCCGAGGAAGGAAGCGAAAGCGGACGCGCTTAAGGCATGGAACTCATTGAAACCAGACGATATCCTTTTGGCCGTAATCCTCACGGCATTAGAAAAACACAAGCAAACCGCACAATGGCTAAAAGAGGACGGACAATTTATCTCTCTACCGGCAACATGGATAAGACAAAGGCGATGGGAAGATGAGATTGCCCCGCCTCAACCTTACGAGCATCCGAGAACGCGGCACAACCGAGAACTTTTAGAGAGAATGAAAGCCGAGCGCGACGAAGAACAACAAAAACAATTACCGGAGGGTAAACATGAAAGACCATGAAAGAGATATTTTCGATAAGGCTATGTCCGCGCTCGCGGAGGTATATCGTATTGAACTTACGCACGGACAGACCGCCGGATATTGGCAACTCTTAAAAGACCTTTCTTTCGAGTCTTTTGCCCATGCCGTTAAGACCGCAGGGCAGACATGCAAGTTTTTCCCCTCTCCTGCGGAACTCCGAGGATTTCGAATAAAAAACATAAACACATACACCGACGAGGGGGATTATACCCAGCGATGTTGGCAATGTAAAAACTTCGGGTGGGAGCATGGGGGCAATCTCTATCGCGGGGTCTTACCATACTCCGTGCGCATGACCAAATTTACCAAAACACATTGTTGCGCGATGACGATAAGCCGCGACAATGCACCGGAAGATAACGGGCGAGAAGGTTGCCTACAGGTCTATCTCTCGATTGAGCACACACAAAAGGCTTGTGAGCGATTTGCGGGTTGAGGAACTGGAAAAGGAAAAACAAAAGGAGGGGTTATGGATAGAAAGGCGATGATAGAAACGGTGGGGAACTTGAACACAAATATCGTAGCGAAGCAACTCAGGGGCATTAAAATAACCGCCCCGGCATTAGCGGACTGGTGTAGCGTTTGCAACAAAGAAAAAAAGGCGGGGCATTATATCGAAATCACAATATCTAACAGCGTATTTCGTTTGTGCAATGTTGACGCGGAAAAATTGGCAGACGAACTCGCTATAATCTTACATGGTTAAAAAGGAGGGGTTATGAAAAAGAAAACAAACGACAGGGTTACGTTCAGGGTTACGTTTTGGTATTGCGCATATTGTGAGGCTAACAATATTACAGAGTCAAGTATCATAATTGGCGGTGATACTTTTTTCTGTGCGTCTTGCGAGGTGCAATACAGCACCGCATCACGGGAGGGATTATGAAGAAGAAAGTTTTGAATGGGTGGGTAACAGTTACGAAGGAAGGTGGGCGGCTGACAACATATGCCGAGGTTGACTTTTATATGTTTAGATGTAAAAGAGACGCAGAATACGCCATTCCCGATACCAAGAAAGTTATCAAAGTCAGGGTAACAGTAGAACCCGCACGAACACAGGGCGGAAAGAGGCAAAAGATTTAGAAAGAATTTCCTTGACAATCTTTCAGAAGGTGCTATAATCTCAATCATGAAAGCGGCAGACTTCATAAATCCTAAAAAATTGAACTTCTCCACGCGAGCGCAATTACCGTTGCGTTGGCTTGCCATGAGTTCTGCCGGACTTATCGCGTGGGGAAGTTTGCTTTTTTAGAGGTCTTCATGAAACCGTGCAAAAAATGTGGCGCAATAGAACGGAATAAATATGGGCATTGTAGGGTATGCCACAGAAGATTAAACCGTGCATGGCAGATTGCTAACCCCGAAAAACATACAGCGCGCAATAGAGTATGGCAGATTGCGAATCCCGAAAGAATGCGAGCGTATAATAGAACATGGAAGATTGCGAACCCCGAAAAAAGGAAAGCATGTGAAAGGACATGGAAGATTGCGAACCCCGAAAAAAGGCGTATTTATTGGCACAATCGTCGTGCTCGCAAACTTTCCAATGGCGGTATACTATCGAAAGATTTATCAGATAAACTTTTTAAACAGCAAAAAGGTAAATGTGCTTGTTGTTATGAACCATTAGGCAGTAACTACCACCTTGACCATATAATGCCACTTGCTCTTGGCGGTAAAAATGAAGATTGGAATATACAACTCTTACGGGCAGAGTGTAATTCTCGTAAAGGTGCAAAACACCCGATAGTATATATGCAAGAAAAAGGATTTTTGTTATGAACTCGTCGAAGTCAAACGGATAAAGGGAGGCAAACCATGACTGAACTCATCACGCTCTTGGTAATCGTTATCTTCGTTGCATGGGGTTGGGCGATATTCAAGGACGACAGGGCGGACAGGAAGAAGGAACTATATCGCAAGGCGGAACTGGCGGCGGAATACAGATTAAAGAGAGAAGATGGATTGTATCAGATTGGTTCGGCGGTGAAAGGATTATGGGAGAAATAGATAAACCGAAACCAGTAGAGGCGGAGACGCAAGAGACGATAGAACAAGCGAACAAAGTGGCAGGGGCTACGGCGCAGGTGGCGCGGTGGCAGGGAGGGAATAATGACAAAAACTCAAAATCATAGGGAAAGACATGAGCATTTGCATAAATGTCTCGATGAATTGGTGGCTGATTTTATCAGCACCACAGACAAACCTCTAAGCCAGACTTCCATTGCAGAACTCATACAGTGGTCAGCCGCCGAAACAAGAAAAGGGGGCAACAATGACTAAAATAATCCGTTGGCTAATCAAGAAATTCCTGCCGGGGTATCATCTGGCAAAAGACCCCGCAAAAAGGAAAGCGGTAGCAGAAATTACCAAGAGAGAAATACCAGAGACAATTTTAATAAAGGAGGGGGGTATTTATGAGAAACGAACTTGACGACCTCCACGACGAAGCCCTTGCCCTCATGCGGCAAGAGGCGGCAGTGAAGGCGGGAAAAGACTTCGGGAAACTCTTGAGGAAGCGCATACAGGATTTACGGGAACGGGCGGAAAATGGAGAGGAGGAGGTATGACAAAGGGAAACGAAAAGGTTTACGAGGCGGCGTATGCAACGTATGAAAAGACCTGCGAGGTAGCACAAGAGGTGTATGAAAAGGCTTGCAAAGCGGCGGTAGTGAAATATACGGAAGTTTGCATAGCGGCAAAAAAGGAATACATAGTGGCTTGCGGAACAGCAAAAGGGAAAAACGGAGAGAAGGAGGAGGTATGAGCGAACCCAAACCATATCAATATGATTTTTCCGGTTCGTGTGCGCCCGGCAACACGAGTGGATGGAATAATACTTTTTCTTTCGGTATTTTCCAGTGGTTACCTAAAAAAAGAAGGGGGCTTAAAAGGGGAAAAGTTATAAAACGAATCAAAGGATTGTGTTCGGAAGTCGAAGAAGTGAAAAAGCGGGCGCAAGATTACTGCGACAAATTGAATAAAAAAGAGGAGGGGGTATGAGCGACGAGGGCAAAATCTATAAGCAGATTTCGCTTGTTATGAGTGAAATCGGAGCGATAGGGAAAGACAGAAAGAACGTCGAACAGAAATATTCATTCCGGGGCATAGACGACATCTACAATGCCGTCAATGCCGCACTTGCGAAGCATGAGGTATTTTGTGCGCCGTTTGTCGAGGACTTAAAGCGCGAGGAAAGACAATCAAAATCGGGCGGCGTGTTATTTTATTCAATCCTTACCGTCAAATACACCTTCTACGCCTCGGACGGTTCATCGGTTGAGGCACGGACAATCGGCGAGGCAATGGATAGCGGCGATAAATCGTGCAATAAAGCCATGAGTGCGGCGCAAAAGTATGCCTTTTTACAGGTCTTTTGCATACCGACCGAAGACCCACCCAGCGAACCAAAAGACACAGAAGGACAAACGCACGAAGTTTCACCGCTATCGCCCGTAGAAATCCCTATAATAACCTTTGCCATTCTTCTCGATAAAGTTGGCGAGGCAAAGGCAATCCCTCATCTCCAAAACATTTGGACAAAATACGATAAAGAGATAAAGGGGCTATCACCCGAAGATTTACATCGCCTTGTTTTGGCGAAAGACAATAAAAAAGTCGAACTCGGAGGGGCAGGAAAACAGATTTGAACACGCAAACGAAATCATAGACAGAACTTCTCAAGAAACAATCTTCAAAATCCTGCTTGACTTACCTGATAGAAAGGAGGCGTAGACGAAAATGCTTGACATAAGTAAACTTATAAGGTATACTTAAATTATGAAAATAAAAATAACCAAACAACTGAAATGCAAAAGATGTGGGTATGCGTGGAATCCTCGTAATAAAGAAATAAGAATATGCCCCAAGTGTAAATCCGCTTGGTGGGATAAGAGGAAGGGAGCATGAAATCTTGCATAAAATGTGGGAATTTAGAACGATATAAAAACGGTGATTGTAAAATATGTGCAAGGATAAGATGTGCTAAATGGCGAAAAGCAAATCCCGATAAAATGAAAACCATATTTGTTGCATGGCAAATTGCTAATCGTGAAAAAGTAAAGGTTTATAAAAGAGCATGGCAAATTGCTAATCGTGAAAAAGTAAAAACCAGAACAAATAAATGGCGGATTATCAATCAAGAGAAAATAAAAAAGCAAACTGCTATTTATTTTGTTAAATGGCGAAAAGCAAATCCTAAAATAATGCGTATTTATAAACAAAATCGTCGTGCTCGTGAACTTTCTGCTGGAGGAATGCTCTCAAAGGGTTTATCAGAAAGGTTGTATAAGCGACAAAAAGGGAAATGTGTTTGTTGCCACAAACCATTAAATAATGATTATCATCTCGACCATATCATGCCACTTGTTCTTGGTGGTAAAAATGAGGATTGGAATATACAACTTTTACGGGCGGAGTGTAATTCTCGTAAAGGTGTAAAACACCCCGTAATATATATGCAAAAAAAAGGGTTTTTACTTTAAAATAATTCTAAGGAGGGAATTTACATGTCTAATAACGACAAAATAGGGGCATTGTGGATTAAGACTTCGACCAAAGGAGAGTTCCTCTCCGGCAATATCGAAGTGGACGGCAAAAAGATAGCGATAGTTTGTTTCCGAAACACGCTCAAGAAGGAAGGCGAAAAAACGCCTGACTACAACATTCTTATCTCGAAGCCGAGGGAAGAGAAGAAAGGTTGCGACCCAATCCCCTTTTAATCGTGCCTCTGTGAGTGGATACTTTTATACTTGACTGCGATTTACTTATAGGTTATACTTATCTTATGAAAATAAATATTGCTAAACTTAATTGTAAAAGATGTGGACACAAATGGATTCCGAGAAAAACGGAAATCCGTATTTGTCCAAAATGTAAATCTCCATATTGGGATAGGAAGAAGGGAATATGAAACCTTGTATAAAATGTGAGAGTTTAGAGCGGTATAAGAGCGGTGTTTGTAAGATATGCCATAGGGCAATTAGCCGCACATACCGTATCGCTAACCCCGAAAAAGTAAAGGCCGCGGGGAAAACATGGCGGATTGCTAATCCTGAAAAAGTGAAAGCTTCGAGTCGCGCACATCGTATCGCTAATCCTGAAAAAGCAAAAGCCGCACGGGCAGCATGGGGTATTGCTAATCCTGAAAAACTAAAGACTGGCAAAAGAGCATGGCAAGTTGCTAATCTCGAAAAAAGACGTATTTATGGACAAAATTATCGTGCTTCCAAGATTGTTAATGGTGGCATATTATCCAAAGATTTAGCAAAGAAACTTTATAAGCGGCAAAAAGGTAAATGTATTTGTTGTTGTAAACCATTGGGGAATAACTTTAATCTCGACCATATAATACCACTTTCACTTGGCGGTAGAAATGAAGATTGTAATATACAGCTCTTACGGGCAAGTTGTAATTTTCGTAAAGGTGCAAAGCACCCGATAGTATATATGCAAGAAAGAGGATTTTTATTATAACAAATTAAAAGGAGGTATCTTGAATAACCACGCTTCCGAAAGCGGGCATTTCTATTACCCCGACGGTAGGCCTGCTTATACGATTCAAGGTAAAAAGGGAATACGCCCCACCACGAAGGCGGACGCAAAGAAACTCGGTCTGTATCCAAGCGTTACGACCATAATGGGCGAGGCTTCGAGTTATGGCCTTATTCACTATGGAATCAATCAGGCTATCGAGGCCGCCCTCACCCTCCCTCGGCACGAGGGCGAGAATAGTGCGGACTACATTAAGCGGGTTCGACACGACGCAAAAGAACACGCTCGGATACGGGCAGAGGAGGGGACGGCAATACATGCTTACCTGCAAGCGCGGTTCGAGGGTAAACCTTTCGGGTGGACGTATCCTAACCCGAAAATGGAGGCAATGCACGAATGTTATAAGGCGGCAGAGGTGGAGATTATCGAGAAGATAGGGGTGCAGGAATGGGAATGTGAAAAATCATTTACGGTCAAAGTAAATGATTGCGGCTATGGTGGTAAGGTGGATTTATATAACGATAGTTATCTTCTCGACATAAAAAGTAAGGAAGGAAGTCTTGATGACATACAACTTTACGACAATCATCTCATGCAACTTGCGGCGTATCAGGTGGGGTTGCGACTTGATAACGCGCGTTGCGGTATTCTTTTTGTCTCAACTAATATGACCGCCAAACTTGTCATGGCGGACGGAAAAGATATAAATCGAGGGTGGAGAATGTTCAGGGCTTTGTTGGGATACTGGTATAGCAAGTATAAATTTGAAGGGGTGGGACAAAAGGAGGTAACAAAATGAACTTCAAGGTAGGCGATAGGGTGGTGGGAGTTGGTAGTGAAGGTGGGATTGATTTAACAGGAATGACTGGGAAAGTGGTTGTTATAGAAAATAAAAGTATAGCACCTATTGGAGTAGAGTTTGATAATCCCTTTAGTGGGGGGCATACCTGCTTGGGGGAAAGTAAAGATGAACACGGGCGGTGGTGCAGTGCCTCAGTCTTATCACATGAAGGCGAGAAAATAGAAGAAGGTCAAATGAGAAAGCACTTATCAATCGAGGTTAATACCATAGCGGGGTGGGGAAAGTTGCTTCGGATTAAGGAACAGACGCATAGGGGAGATGAGTTTGGGGAGGGTTGGAACAAATTTATTTTCAACGACTTTCGTCTTTGTAGTGCGGCGTCTCTCACAGACGGTTGTAATGTTTTCTATGTCCGTGGCACAAACGAAAGCTGTGATAACAATGTTATTCTCGTCCCCTCCGAGGAGTGGCTTATCAAGTGTTGTGCCGCTGTAAGGGCGTATAACATATACTTTGGGGGTGGGATAAGTGAAGATGGGGTAGAGGTAATCGAATAATCCACTTGACATAGATGAAAGGGAAAAACAAATGAAAAAAGACATGACGATACAAGAAGTAATAAAAACAATAGAAGAGGTAATAATACATAAGGTATTTCCAGTAATCCGAGAAGGATATAAAATTCTGCTACTTCCGCTTATTCTTACCGGATTACTTATCGGTAGTATATGCGGGGCATTTTACCTTAGCATAAAGATTGGATTTAATAATCCTTCGGGAGAGTAATCTACTTGACGTGGAAGGAGAAATTATGAACACTTATGACCATGATAGACCCTGCCCTAAATGTGGGCAGAAAGATATAGGCAACCATTATTACACGAAAGGGGAGGAGTATCGAATGTTTGTAGACTGTTTAAGACCAAAAGAATATGCTTCCGAAGACATAATCCATAGGACTTGTCGAAATTGTTCTTTTTACTGGAATGAACTGCCGTATAAGTAACCCACTGAACGTGGCAGAAAAGGAGATAAGGATATGCAAGTAGAAATTCTTTACAACAAAGACGGCTGTGGTCATATCGTTGAACGTAAGTTCAAAGACGTGGCAGATTTAGAATACTGGATTGCTCGTCTTCCTCTTATAGATTTATACATGAAAATTTTCGTCCCAGATGAGTTAATCGAATATAAAATAGTTAATAGTATATGGGTTAGCACAAAAAAAACTCGTCTCTATAAAATAAAGTAATTCACTTGACGTGGCGGAATAGGAGACGCTAATACGTAAGACCCGCGACTCGCGTCGAATGGAAGTGGGTCATGCAGGGTGACTATACGAGTATAGCAGACGTTTACTAACGAACCCGCCTAAGCAGGCTTGTGATGTAAACAGTCAGTAAAAAGAAACATAAGGGTCGCAACCTCTCGTTCAAGTCCCTGCCGTCAAGATTAATTTGAATGGAGAAGGGTATGAAAAAAGATAGTTATTGGACGACTAAAAACGGACAGAAAATAAAAATAAGTGATATGTCCGACTCACACCTTCTTAACACGCTCACAATGTTACAGCGTAAAGGTCAGGAAGCATTTGATGAGAACCTCTCTGCCGCTTACGAGTGTTTAGGCGTTTTTAGCGATGAGTCCGTTGCTGGCGTTATGTGCGAGAACGCTATACAAAACATGGAAACAGAGGGATTTAATCCTTTTGACTTACCGCTATATGAAGAACTTTACGATGAGGCCAATAAACGAGGATTGGAAATTCCTGCCGCCAAGATTTAATTTGAAAGGAGAAGATATGTGTAGTAGAGAAAATTTTAATTTACTTAGCAAAATTTCTCGGAAGCATTTTTTTCGAAGAGGGTTGATAGGTGATAAGTGGGCGAGAGAATATGTTTTGCAAGATACCTTTGGACGGTTTGTTTGCAAAATTATAGGCCACGGGGAAACATTTACATCCGATTCTTATGATGTGGTAGATAATGAAACACCTTATAAAATTTGTTATAGATGTTCCTGTTCAATACCTTACTGAAAGGAGAACCCGATATGACCCCCGACCAGCAGTTATTCGAGAAGGTAAAAAGAGATGACGAGTGTTGTCATGAGTGGGGGTATTGGAAAGGAACCCGTCATTCCTGTGCAAAATGTGATAAAACTTTCACCGATAGACCTACAAATATTTCAGGGTATGGAACACGCAACCCCGACTTCACCACCCCCGAAGGTTTCTTCTGGTTGTGGGAGAGATTGCAGGAAAAGGGGTGGCAGGATATTTTTAGAGCATTTCTATGGAAGGAGTTTCATACTGCTAATGATGATTTAAGTGTATTCAGGTCAGGTATCCCTGTTGAGTTTATCAACCCCCTCAAATTCCGTGCCGCCCTTATGGAGTTTTGGGGAATAAAGGAGGATATAATATGACTGACATTCTTTCCCTCAAGGAAGAACTCCGTGTCCTCAACACCCGCCTCTCTTTCGCTAACGGCGGAGATACACTCGACAAGGGCGAACGTGCTGAGTTGGTGAAAAAGGCACAGAGGCTCGCAGGGGCGATTGAGGGATTGGAGGCGGTGCGGGTGAGGGCGCAAAATATGAAGTATCGGGGGGAGAGATGAAACAGGAATACACTGACTTAATCAAGGCCGCACGGCTCGACTTGCTCGACTGCGAGGTAGTGGGTATCTATGTCCGCCGGAACGAACTCACGGGACGGCCTGACCCTAACGACAGGAAGCCATACGAAATAGTTATCGGCGTTCCTATCAGTATGGGAGAGAGAGGAATAAATATCTCGATGTATTATGACGGCCTCCCCACGGCAGAGCAACTTTACAATGATGTGCGGTCTGAGATAAAGGAATATGCCACGGGTGAGGGGGGCAGGGCATTTGATGTGTTTGTAGCAGATGGCGGGAGGCACATGAATTTACGAATTGAGGCCGTAAAGAAGGCACTTCGCACCGCCCCGAAGAAGTGGGCAGAGATAAAGAGATTGGAGATTGTGCTCAATGGAATTGACACAAAGAAAGTTGTGTAAAGGAAAAGGGTGAAAGGCGATATACAAGGAGATAGAAAAATGAGAAACTACGTTACGTTTTGCCATACATGCCAAAAGTCATATCATTATCTTGGTATTGCGCGACATAGGGCGACACACCGGGACAGACTGGAATTGTGCAAGATAACATACACAGATGGCAAAACGTATACACATGATTATAGGGAAGTCTCTATCTCTATCCCTTCTCAATCACCAACATAAACTCATCCTGCCCCTTGAGCCGCTCCATGAACTCAAGGAAGGCTTCTTTGCTTGACAGGATTGCCACTTTATTCTTTAGGCCGCCAAAAGACTCGCCGATAAGGATGCACCCCATGCTATCGTCCTCGGTGTTGCCGGAGTGCACGAGGATTGACGTCCTCCCCGGAACGCCCATTACCTCGAACGTCCAGTAGCCGTGTTTGCGATACAAACGCCTTACGCAACGATAAGACCCTACGGGGATACAGGAGACATTTGCCTGATTGTCGAGCCAATTCCTTTCGAGGGTTACGGCGAAAGGGGTTTTGCCGTCGAGGAATACCCCGAATGTGCCGTCCTCGATTTCAGAGATACGCTTAATCGTGAGAGTTTTCATTTAGTCCTCCCTTTGACAAAACAGGTTATTTAAGTTATAACGTATATATACGTTATAACTTAATCCTCCCTTAACAATTTCCCCACGTCCTCTACCATCTCCCCTATCTGGGAAGTCTCATAACGAAGCACCCGCCAGCCGAGAAGAACGGCGGCATTATACTTTTCCATATCCCCGAGGAAGCCCTTGCCCCTCGTGTGCCGTCCCTTAACCCATACCCCCCCCTCGACCTCGACCGCTATCTTGAGAACGGGGTGGCAAAAATCGAACCTCCAACGCCGTGTTGGGCTAAATTTATATTCAGTAACCCAGCCTTTGACTATGCGATTGAGAAGTGGCAATCTCATAGGGTTTTATATTCCTCTCCGCCCCGATACCAATATGTCAACCTTGCCCCCTTACTATTCACTTGCTCTTTCGCCTTACTATCGCCACCGCGAAGGTCGGCAAAGAGTTTGTCCGTAGCAATCCCTTTGGCGTAGAAGTTGCCTACCGTGGATATCTGGCTTCTCTGCCAGCACTTCCTTGAGGCATAGAGGGGAAGGGGGTTGGTTTTGCCCTTCTTCTTAATGAGTTTTTTACCGCAATTGCAAAGGCACTTCATACTTTACTCCAACATGATTTTGAGGCGTTCCAATGTTTTGTCTTGCCCATTTCCACGGCGCATACGGTTACGGTAATCTGGTCGTCTCGGTCTTTCCAATCGGCGTTCGGTATATTACATTGTCGAGCGAGCATATAAAACGTATCAGCCCTCATCTGGGCAACCCCAAAGGTCGGGGGGTTGAAGTCAACCCTACTCCAGATGTGCCTCCCGCCGCTCTCGCAGGCGATAATCTCCATGGCCTGCTTATAGGCAGGGGACGGGGTAGGCTTTTCGGCATGGGGAAGGGTTGCGGGGAAGGCGAAAAGGAAGGTGGCTATGAGGAAGGTTCGCATGGTTCGCTCCTTTTGGGAAATACCCTTAAATCTGCCTTATCCTGCCCTTTTCGTTCGATATAGGGCAACCTCGTGCGTCCCAGAGGCATAATTAGGGGGTTGAAGGTCATACATTCCCACAATTCTTCTCATGGGTGAACATTGTAATATCAATCTTCTCCGCTTCCATAGGATGTCCTTCAAGATAGAAGTGAACAAGCGTTGCGAAAGTAGGCTTATCAACCCATATCACATCGTCAATCTCGTTGAAGTAGATTTTCTTTAGAGTCGCCTCGTTCACACTTCTCCATTACCACGTAGTAATCTTTGATACTCCACTCGTTAGTTGTAACCCAACCCTTCTTTTCATATTTCTCGATATCGGCAAAAAGCACCTTCTTGGTTTTCATATCGCCCCGATTGCTTTCGGCGTAAATAATGTTCCTTGCCGTTTATGGTCGTCAAAGCGTTTCATGGCCGCCATTCATAGAGATTGACAGGCTTTTGGGTTTATGTTATCATTGACTTATGAAAAATGCTATCAGGAAATTTATATGTGTTGGATGTGGAATTTCTGTTGAAAAATCCTGCATAGGAAAAGTTAAGTTTTGTTCTCCCACTTGTTATCATAAGCACGGCAAGACAGGTCGTAAAAAAAATGGATTGTATAAAGACTGTGTAGTTTGCAATAAATCTTTTTATACCCCGTTGTGCAGAATAAACCATTCTCTGGCGTGTAGCGTTATATGCTCTAATAAATATCAAGGAAGAAACAAAGTTACTATTATTTGTAAGGTTTGCAATATTGTTTTTGTTCGTTCCCCTATTTTTTATGCTCAAAAATATTGCTCCATAAATTGCAGAAATGAAAGTGAGGATTTTAAGGCACACACGATTAAGATGGGTGCAGACCAAAACAAAAGAAAAGAACCAAACAATCTTGAGTTGCTTGGATATACCATCCTTACATCCTGCGGCGTTGATTTTATTCGTCAATATGTTATTGGTGGAAAGTTTACTGTTGATGCTTTCATCCCATCTAAAAATATCGTTATACAATTTGATGGCGATTATTGGCATGGCAAGAAAAATGTTTATCCAAATCCCGACCATAGACAGATTAAGCGTATGGCTCTTGACATATCTCAAGATGCCTATATGCGAAAAATGGGAATTAAGGTAGTTAGGTTTTGGGAAAGCGATTTTAAAAACATTGCGGCTGTTACAAAAATTATCAACCTGTTTTAGGTCAACAATGGCGAGGTCGTAAAACTTATCCGGCATTTTTGCCATAATTTCCATGCAATCACCATTATATAGATTTATCATTCTTCTATCCTCGTCAAATAGTAAAACCAGAAAACCAGTCCACAAATGAAGCCGAGTATCAGGCCGGTTGCGAAGGTGAAGTAGGCCAGCAACGTCATGTTACCAGTCCTTTCCAAAATGCTTTTAGTATTTCAAAATTTCCAAAAATTATTACATATAATAACAATAATAAAAATAGTATGATAGGCAATGAGAAAAAAAGATTTTGCATTGTATTGAAAAAACTTTTCATTACCAGTCCTTCCGAGGAGGTAGGGGTTCTAATTCCGCCAACACCTTCGCCAATCCGTCATAGCAGGACAACACCTTTTTATCCATAGACGGCAAATGACAGGCAATTCCTGTCAGGTCTTTTATTATTTCCGATAAAGGAACGCTGTGGCGTAGGGAACGTGTTATGGAGAGTTGAACGGCTTGCATTGAAGCAGACCCGCACCCACCCATTTTACCGAAAGACAACCTCACCGCCAAGGGCTTACCGTCCTTACTGTTATTCAGTGTAACGTGGAGAGTTCCACAACCGCCTGTTTTTATCCTTTTTGTAGCCCCGTGGAGAACATCGGGGATAGGTTGTTTGTCAGTCATTTTCTTCAGCCTCCTTAATCGCTTTTTCGAGATACCATTTTGCCTTTTTCAAATCTTCCAGCCGCTTGCCTTTATGTCTTGAACGCACGACATACTTAACGACATTGCCTTCTTCGTAAGTAAGCCCTTTGGCTTTAATAAAGTCGAAGGTGTCAACCCCGCCCTGTGTGTAATGCTCCGGAAAATTTATAGGGTCATGGCTGGAATATGTTATGCCCTGAGAAGGTAGAGTTATCTTCCCAACTGTAATGCAATTACAATGGTCGCACATATCAAATCACCACCCTTTCGGTCATCTTACCTTATAGTTATTCGTAATTCTATAATTATTTATCTCAAAATCGTTTCCGTCCATGTGCATCGTGGCGAACCCGTGCGTGTATGAATTAATAGGCGCGTAGGGCGGGGAAAGGTCGGAAAGACAGCCAAGAGAGAAGGTTGAGGTTACAACCCTTCGTGCGTCCGTCTCAACGTGTGCGCTCGGTTTATGGTGATGTCCGACGATACAGTTCGTTTTGGCTTTCAAAAATGCCCCTCTTGCGGGGTTGACGGGGCTAAACGCGCTTGAGGCGAACTCGTGGCCGTGAAGGATTGTGAGGTAATCACCGGCATAGATAATCTGTTGCGCCCCTATGAACTCTATCTTGCCTTCAAACTCTATCTTTTCTTTATTATTTATAAATAGTTGCTCAAGTTTCAAGCATGGCATATCGGCTATTTCGGGGGCGTTGGCATAAAGATAAGACGTAAAGCGGCGTTCATGGTTGCCGAATTTATATACTATGCGGGGATAATATCGAGAGAGTTCTTTCATAAACTCACGCACCATCGTAAGTTCATCGTTTATCCGCCGAGCGTTAGGATTACGACTCCACTTGCTCGCTTGGTAGAAATCAATCAGGTCGCCATTAATGAGTAGCCCATCCGTAGCGGCAATCTTGTCCGAATGTTCTAATGCGGCTTCGATAGCAGGTTTGGAATGATAAGGAGCGTGAATATCCGAAATAATCGTCCAATGCCCTTTAAGGGCTACCTTGACAGGTTCGGTCGGTTCAGTTGCAGTGTCGCTATCAGGGACATTGATTTTCCGTTTCGTGTTATCAAATACCTGTAAATGGCGGTCTCTATCCCCCTTCGCTCCTCTGTAACCTCTTATGGCAAGTCTCGCGCTTTCGATGTTCGGGAATAATTCAGGGTGGTTAGTGGTAAGTGAACGTGCTAAGGTTCTCGTGGGGATTGTCGGGTCTTTACTGACGGCTTGAGTGATACATTCTAACCTTGCCGAGTTCCATTGCTTCGACATTAGCCCCCCTCGTTATGGTTGAGACATTTTCCGTTCCGCAACTTATTACCGCAACGGGTGCAGATACCGAGTTTCTGCCTTAACTTCTTTTGCCTCCGCCGTAATTCGGGGATACAGTGTTCTCCACAGGGTGTATCTAAACACGTAACGCAAAGGTTGGTTGTTTTTATTTTCACCATAGTATTATCTCAAAATATAACCGCCCTCGGTCGGGTAGTCCCAACCCTTATCGGTTTTATCCACTATGGAAGGGTTAGTCTTATGATAGCCGTCAACGCCATACGGTGCAACGGGAGGGTTTGTCTATCATTATACAGATTACGGTATGCCTCTGGGTTTACCACTGTAACCCAATCCCTCTTTATCCGACTATTGCCGTGAATATAGCACAAGCAAAAAGAATGTCAAGGATTATTCACATCTCTCCAATGCTTCATAAATGCGAAGCAGATAGCCCTTATCAAGGCATACCTTCGTGGGTATGGTAGGGTGGTCGGTTATCGTCTCGCTATCAGGCAGGACGTTTACCTTTCGATGAAAGCACCCTACGGAACTGCTCACGAAGAAGAACGCCAGCCATATCAGTATCGCCTTTTTTAAGAAAGAACTTAAAATCTTCATAGCGCGCCGCCGCCTCTCTTGCGTTCTTGGTCTTGCCCCGTTCCACCAAGATTTGTAAAACGAGGCCGAGTATTGTTAGGGCGAGCCGAATCATTTCATTATTCCTGCCAGCCAGAAGGGGCTAACTTCCGCCACGCGGCCTTTACTATCACGTCCGCAATCACGATGATACTGGTGTTAGCCGCGAGATACGCTTCCCAGTTATCCGCTGTCAACACATATCCCGAAGAATAGGCTATCACACCCAGCACCGCACCCACGGCGAGCGTCCTGACGAGTTTGTAGGGCTGAAAGACTTCCTCTTTCTCTTTGCCCAAGTAGATAACCAGACTCAATCCAAGTGCCGTAAGTATTGCCATCCCTATTTCATACATAACTGCCTCCTTCGTTTAAGGTTAATTCCCGATGTGCTTCTTTCCCCACAAAATAAACCCATATACGAGGAGTGTTGCAATTCCGCCTGTTACGATTGCAAGGACTGTTTTCCAAAGGGTTGAGGTGGTGGTGTCCTGCCACGCCCGAAGTCCCTTAATCCACTCGTGGTCGTTGTAATGCTGTTCTTTCGGGATTTTATACGCACCGAGGTTTTCGTGGACGGCAATGCGTATATCCTCCCTGATTTCTCGTTTCCATTCTTCTCTCTCCTCTGGTGTCATGATTTATTCTCTCTTTCCTTTTTCTTTGATTCTCTTGCTTTGGCATAAGCAATAGCAATGATATTTGCTGTAATGGTTTCCTTGCTATAATCTGATTGTAAGGGCATGGATTATTTTCTCCACGGCAAGGCTTCACCTTCTACACCGCCGATACCATAAAGTTCATCGGTAATATCTTTCATTTTACCTAATTGATATGCCGAATAAGGTTTCTTTATAGGCAAAAATTTCTGAGCCGCCTCATCCCATACTATCTGCCGCCCCGATTTATCTACGAGGAGTAACGGGGTTTCATCACCTTTAACTGCTGTCCAACCCTTACGTATAGCATTGCGGAGTGTGGTAGATTTCTCTATTCTTACCCCAGCATTAGGTGGATATTGCGGTTGTGTAATCGGAGGTGTCCCTTCTCTCATGGCAAATCCTTCACCTGACCGCCATACTTCCGGTTTAGGTGGCATAAGGGCTTTAACTTGCTTCCCTTCGCTTAATGAACCACCTATACCTTCCCCCGGCATAGGATATGCTTTTGGTCTGGCAGGTGGCATAAGGGCTTTCTGCGGAGTCGGGTGGTATATGGCAGAAGAAGGTTCTAATACTTTCTTGACACCTTTTCTTATTGGTGGTTTCATTTTGTCCATAAGAATATCGCCGGGCGAGCGTGTTCCTTTATAAGTTTTATCTATTGCCGCCATTACATTTGGGATTTTACGTCTAAGGAGACTAATCTCTTGGGGTGTAGCTTTTGCAAGCCACGCGGCAATTCGTGTTCTTACTGCCGCAGAACTAAGAACTTTCTCAAGAGTTGCTCCGCCAACCATAGTCAAAAAGGCAGGAATAGCCGCACCACCGCTTGCCGCTATACCTAATAAGCCACCCGCAACAGCACCAGCCTTATATCCCGTGAACAAAGGTTGTTTTGCCAATAATACTTGCTTGTGTTTTATCGCTATTTCTGCGGAAGTTGCGTTTGCAAATCTTTCATTGAGTTGCTGAAATTTAGGCAAGAGTTTAGGGTCAACACGTTTTATGCCATGCTCAAGATTCCCCTCAACATTCCCCCATACCCGTTTCAAAGCGGCGTTTACTGCCTCATCATCTGATTGATTTCCCGTCCATTTTGTCATGTTTCCGATTTGACGTTTCATTTCAAGTGCGTCATTGAATGTCATGGTAGCCAAGTTTTTTTTCCCTTGCGACATGATTACAGTTTCGGTTGCACCGCTGATTGGTGATTTAAGCGTTTTTGGCACAAGGTTCTCAATAATAGCCTCTTTAGTTTGAACAAGTCTGTCAAGCAATGATTTATTATTCTCTCTTGCGGCAATCTTCATGGCATTATTAAGCGGAGCAATAGATTGCTCTAAATTGATAACTACATTTTTCACTTTTGCCGCTTCATCTATGCTTTTAGAAAGAGAGCCAATATTCTCGCCTATTTCACGTCGTTTAACTGTAACCTGCGTTGCGAAATCATCAATAGAATTGGCAACAATACCTTCATTGCCAATACGTCCGGGATTCTTACCGTAATTAAAACGCTTGATTGATGGGGAAAGATAACTATTGATTATCCGAGAAGGTAAATTTTCAGAAGCATACTTTCTGACAAAACGTTCCGCCCCTATTGAGGCGGGTATAGCCGCGCCTACTGCTGTGGATATTCCGGGGATAGGAGTCTCACCCTTTTTTATCTTTTCCCCTGCCTCGAAAGCATAACCAATAGTTGCACCAGCCGCCATCTGCCCCGCAATTTCAGCGGCGGCTTGTGGCAAAACTTTTCCTGCAAGCATAGTAGCACCTTTGGCAAGCCTGCCATAAGGTATGAGTGTTGCCGCAATATTCACACCTGCCCCTGCTATTTCGCCTATAGTTGGTTTAAGACCCGCTTCTCTTAATACTTCTGGGTCTTGCTCGCTTGTATAATAAGCGGCAGTTTTACCTATTGTTTCTCCTGCCGAAACCAGAGGAGAGATTAAGGCCTTGCCTACTTCTTTGCTCGCCCCATAAATCCCTAATGCCGTTGGACTTACAACACCAAGTTTTTCCTCGAATGGCGTAAGCGCGGGTTCTTCCGTAGGGACGGATGAGGGTGGTTGTCCCCCAAATGTATGGCCAAAATTCTTTTTAATAGCCTGTGCCATTTCGCTATCACTCATGCCATCGGGAAATTCCAATATGCCCTGACCGGGGACTTCAATTTGCTGTGGCATTAGTCAAAACCTCCAGTCGAAGGATTATAACGGCGCACACCGGAAGGAGTTGTGGCCTCGTTCTTTTTCCTATCTTCATCTGTCTTAATTCCATTTAATACCTTCTTGTAAATTGTATCTATTTGGCCTAAATTACTTATTAAGTCCTCTGTCCCTATTCCCAAATCAAGCGAAGCGAGTGTGTTTTGCAGAAAGTCTATTTCTTTTTCGGATACCTGCCCAAGCGCACCACCCGTTGGGGATTCTGCTCTCATCTTTCTTAATTCATCGAAACCGATATTAGCTTTTATTGTTTGTAGTGAATTGTCAAGTCTATAAGCGTCCCTACCCGGTATCTTAGACATTATCGCACCGGGTAATCCAGTAGTAGTTAGTCCATATTTGCCTATCATTTCCAAAGCCTCGGTAATTTTACTTGTTACTACTTCACCTTGTTGTCTTATCCGTGCTATCTTTTCATCGCTTTTCCCACTTTCCTGCTTTGTTTTCTTGCTTTCTCCAACCTTTATATCGTATCTCTGTGTTTCGGGATTCCATTGCATAATACCTTCGGCGGTTTCTATGGTTTTGGTAATATCGCCAGTAGGCTGTTTGCTCTTTCTTTCTTCTTCCAATATTTCCAACATCGGTGCAGAGAGTTCGGGTTCTTTGAGTTTGAGAAGATTTCTTGATTTAAGAGCCGCCTCTACTTTCTCTAAAGGCATACCCAATTCTTTCCCTTTTTCTATAACGAGTCTTTGATTTTTCAGGGCTTCCGTATAAGCGTCTTTCTTCTTCTTGAACTCCTGATTAACCCATTCGGCAGTTCCAAGAGGAGTTTCTGGTGTGGTAGGTGCGGCAACAGGCTGGGTAGAAGCAACTTCGTAGGGTTTGCCTGTCTCACCACTATAAATAGGTTCTGTCCCGCCTCCACCAGCATAAAGACCAACACCTTCTTTTGTGCCATACAAGAGAGGCCGTTCACCTGTTCCTAATTGAAGGAGTCCCATTCTTTTACTCATGGCATCACGGAAACTTTCAGGTGGTTTATCTTCTTGCATAGGGTAAAGTCCCATACCTTGATAATTTGTCTGTGCCATATTATCCTCCGTAAGACGGTATAGCAGATAAAAACGAATTGTAATCGGTTTCGGGGTGCGGCATATAATTTTCTTTTATATATGCATCGTATGTCGCAGATTGCCCCGTTTCCACACCTATCTTTAACTTGTATGCATCATAGTCGCCTTGAGTGGCATTAGGATTATTCTCGATGAATCTATTCAATGCTGTTGCGGTAGTATTATCTACGCCACCAGAAGTAGGATAACCGCCACCGAGCATACTTGCTTTATTGGCCTGATAAATCTTGTCGGTGTCATTATCTAACCCAAAATTACTTAACCCCATACGTTCTTCGCCAGAAACATTGGTTGGTTTTGCCATACCAGTAGGTGGTTTTGCTTTATACTGTTCAAGGGCGGCAAGGTAATCAGAGCGTTCTTTTTCATTTGCGGCAAGCCAATTCGCCTTTTCCTGTTCGGTCATGGCGGCGTATTCGGGGGCATACATTCCCATACCTTCCCGTCTTGCCCCACCCATGACGCTTTCTAATCCTTCACCGTAACCCGCAACGGCTTGTCTGCCAAGTAACGCTTGAACATTAGGATTCTCGGCTCTTTTAGCCATCTGTAATGCCCCAAGCAAGCCCATGCGAAGTTTTCTTGCCCCCGGTGCGGCGGCCTGTTGAGTAAGAAACTGTATCCTACCCGTGTCAGGGAGAGGAGCAAAGTAAGAACTCGGAGAAGGAGCAGCAGGTATCTTTCCTGCTTGGAAGGTCGGTATATCAAGCATAGTCCATTTAGAAGCCGTCCCTGAAGGTGTCGTTGCCATATTATACTCTCCTTTCCTGTGTTGAAAGCCAATGGGCTATGCCGAAAATCACCAAAAACATCGAAGGTCTATTCATTATTAGCATTATCACAAAACTTACCCAAAAGCAAACACAAAATCTACAATCAAGTAACCACTTATTACCAATTATAAGGAATGTGGTTCTTGGACGTAACCACCTACGAGTAGTATCAAATACTACTCCTTCTACTATTAGTAGTGTTAAGATGTAAGCCATGAAACTTCCTATTACGATTTCTTGCCACATGAGCCACAACCTCCTTTTGAACTTGTAGTAGTCCTCTGCGAAGAAGCATTATTCATCTCTTGAATAAAAGCCTTGTAAGCCGCTTCTGGTGTTACCCCCTTAAATCTTCTCTGAGCCACCATTAGCATTCCTACCTTTTGAGCATATTCAAATGGTGATAGTGGTTCAAGATTTTGCACTATACACATAGAATAAAACTCGTCATAGTCAAAAGGGTCTTTAAGTTCAGATGATATATCCCACCAATTCATGCACACGTCCATTGGTCGATAGACTTAAGATAGCACCATACACTATACAAACTTTCACAAGTCGGGTATGGAGTGCAATCAGAAAAATAACATTCACCACTGGTTGACACTGCTCTTCTTATTGAGCCATTTATTTTTAAGTCGTCAGTATAAATAGTTGTATTACAGCAAGTTTCCGCTGACCCTACACAATTACTACAATAAGAAACAAAGACCCAAACTCCATCTGGCATACGGACTTTTTTAGTAGCAATAATCTCGTTATCTTCACACATAAAAGTTGCGGTAATAATTGCCGCACCACACTGACCAGATAGTCCACTTACACACCCACTACTATCAATCGCACCTTTATCTATTGTCCAAACGGTATAAGGCACATATGTTTGAAGAGCATAGCAATCTCCGTCTACTGGTGCGTCAGGACCGATGATAACTGTTTGATAATTGGATATTGAATAGTCAAATGCCTTCACAATAATTATAATATTAGCACTTCTACCGCAAGCGTCTTGAATATAAATATTATCGGTTATATCTGCACAACACTCCGAAGGTGCTCTATAATAGCAATTCCCCTGTTCATCGCAGGATAAACTGCCATTCATAGTTGCGGCGGAAGCAAGCACAATATAAGGCGGAAGTCCTCCCTCAAATGCATTATTTATAGATAGCGTCCCACCACAAGGGATTTCCCACCAAACTTTTATAGACCCAAAAGCAATATGACGTAATGCCTTACAAGGATTTGGCTCACCACTCACTATTAATTCGGCACTCGGTGGTTGTGCAATAATACTAAAATTACTTGGGTAAAAATGTTCCATTTCGCCATAATCCTGTATCCTATCATCATAAGGTTTAATCATTTCCGAATGAGGTTTGGAACGATAATCGGGTTGCGCCGCATCGGGGATATACTTCATCATATCCGAATAATCATCTTCGGGTGTTTCCATATACGGCTTGCGGAAAAAATCTTTATTCTTTGCCATCTTTTTCCTCTATCGGAATTGCTATAGGTTTCTTCTTCCATGCGGTGTTAAATTCCTCCATAGAAACGAATTTAACTTCCCTTTCGGCGTTAAGATTTTTGCATGGTATAACTTTTTCAAACCACCTTCTCGTATCGGGTTTCTTCATCATCTGTTGTTATCCTGTTGTTTAAATCTATACCCCACGTCAAATAAATATGCCGATTCATCAACCGTATTATGAGCATATCGTATGGTGAAGTGATTGCTACGCAAACTCGTCCTCCATCTATCCCGCCAATAAGGGTCGCCGGAAGTCGCCGCAATCATCGAAAATGTCTTAGTAGGCGAAGTTTCGAAAGTGGAATTACCCATTAACGCGAAGGATTGCGTGATACTACCAGCCGCCTGTGCTTTACCACGAAGAACGGTATCTCTTATCTGCAAATAATTCCCTGCCCCGTCTATTTCTTGGTCGCAATAGGCGTTTATGGCGGTTGAAACATCATTCAAGCCCGTATTGAGCCGATATACGAAACCGTCTGAAGAACCGCCGCCATATTGAAGGGAAAATACCGCACCACTTGCCGCCTCTACTTCTGCCATGCATGAGATAGTATTAGCATATACGTTGAAAGTCCACGAACCGTCTGCTATATGGAAGACAGGGAATATATTAGGGACAGTCGCACTCGAACCCGATACAAGTCCCATGTGAATACAAAGATTCGCGCTATCGTAAGCCAACCACATCTTATCTTCATAGCCTGCCCTTATGTATTCTGTTTTTTGCGGGTCAAAATAATTTTGTATATCACCACTTACCAATGAAACTATCCGCCCATCGGTAACAAAAACTCCATAATGGGATAACCAAAAAGCAAGGGTTTTGAGTTTAGAATCAGTTTCCGTGGAAGTCAATACGCCGTCAAGAACCGCTACACTCTTGGCGTTTAAGATACCTATTTGCGGTGTTAAAAGTAATTTACCGAAAGTAGTAGGGTCGAATCCCTCAAAAAGTGTAACCCCGCCGCTATCACCTTTTTCTTCTTGCCATACGATTATTTCATTATGGAATTTTCTTGCCGCTCGAATACGATTATTACGCCCATCTCCCGCTTCAAGAATAGCATAATCGCTTCCGTTGAGCATAAGAGGATTACCCGCAGTAGAGACATAAAGATATTCGGGGTAATCGCCAAAGGTATATAGAACCCTGTTCTTCCATATTCCGTTTGCAATTCCTACTTTGCCCAATTCGTCTATGTCATAATATGGGATAACCTGTATTGACATGACAACTTTTCTCGATATGGTATGCCCGAATTTGAAACGATACCAGAACGCATGGTATCCTGATTGGTCGAAATCAGTCGGTTGAACTGCGTCTAAATTAGCCAATGTCATAAAGCCTGATTGTATGAGGCCGCTTGAGCCGTCCGCCCCCTTACAATCAGTCCATGCACTCCCAGTCCAACCGTCAAAGGCATCGAAGGAAGGAGTTGTGCCTGTGTAGGTAAGAGTTGCTGATTTTTTTGCTTCTGCCGTAAGAAGTCCCGTATCTACCCAAATTGTATTAGAGTTGACACGAATAATTTTTGTGGTGATATTATTAGAGACTGACCCTGTAATAACGATTGACTGCCCTTCTTCGAATCCAGCCGTCTGGAAATTACCGTCCGTAGTTTGGATATAATCTAAACCTGTGCCGCCATCATAGAAAGAAATATTGCTCGAACCTGTAACCGTGGCTTTCTTGATATGAGGAGTTGCCCCGACATCTATGTAGGCCGCTAAAATAGGGTCGGTAACAGAGAAATAAATATAATCACCAGCCGTAAGATTACTTACGTCTATTGAACCTGCCGCATATTGGTAATAACGAAGTTGCACCGAGTTCCATATCTTCGCTTCGATAGCGTCAACGAATATCCCGTCAAATACATTCTGTATGGATTGGAAAGGAGCATTAAAGAAAACTTCTGATACTGCGGTAGTAGCGGAAAGGGAAGAACTTGCTACAAATTTATACCAAAATCCCGATTCTCCAAAAAGGTAAATCGCCCTTTCGTTTGTCGGGGCAGTCCAAGACATACTCCCGTCCTGAGCAAGCGTTTTCCCCGCCGCAAGTGTTCCATCGGAAAATCCCGATACTGCCGCCCATGCGTTCGTGGTTTTATCCCAATAATAAGTGGTGGTAGTTGCCGTGGTAGTATTCGCTACGCTAACAGTATGTTTGATTGAAGTTGCAGGCAAATCTGTTTTAATAAAGAAAGTCGTGCCGCCACCTAAAACAGTCGTGGTAGCGGCAACCCCATCGGTAACATTTCTTATGCCGTCCACTCCATCTGAGTCGCCTATTGTGCCTGTGCCGCCAACGAATAAGGCTTTTATTTTCCTGTCTGTGCCACCATATACCTGATGTTGTCTTGCCCCATCTGAGAATATCGCAATATCATCTATATTCCCCCACGAAGCAGGTATAGTGCTACTCACCGCCGTAAGAACATCTGAGCCAAATGCTCCTGTCGTAATAGTAGGTGGATTATCGGTTGCTTCCTGAACCGAACCGTCGAGGAGTTGAGCAAAGAAATGTCTTTCGGTTTTCGCTCCCTTATTGAATTGCCATAGAGTTTGACATTCGAGAGAACTATCTGCGGTTGTATGATGTTTTGCCTGTCCTTTTCTTTGTTCAAATCCAGAAGAACGGGGATAAAAATTCTGTATCATGGAAAAACCACCCATAGGGATAGTGGCCTTTTCCTTTGAAGTTACGGCACTGCCTTTGAATGGAATTATCGGGATAATGGACATCTTTAACTTTCCTGATTATTAAGCCATGTATTTGTTGTATCGCTTTCCTGAACCCATGTATCAACAAGATTACCTTCTTGCAACCATATATCGGCGGGGTTATTGCCAGCACCCCATACATCTGATATAGTAATCCCGCCATAACCTATACCTAATTGCGCTCTATCAGGAGCAGATACACTCGGTATAGGTGCATTAGGAAACCATATCCGATTAACTGCCATTAGTTCATTTCACCTTTCGTAAAGGTAGTCCCATCATCTGAAACTGTTGCCGTGCCAAGTGTCGTAGAAGCATCTTCTTTCTTCAAGGTTTCAGTCGTAGTTGTAATTGTTTTCTTATTCCTAAAATACTGAAATAAGAAATTGAGTTTCTGCCTTATCGTGCCCGTCGTAGTAGGTATAGTGGTCAACTCCGTTCCAGCCGCGTCGAGAGCCGCATTAACCTGTGTAAGAACATCGGTAGGGGTCGAAGCACCATACGCCGTAAGAGCGTCCGCACATTCGGATTGAACCTCTGTGTCCCATGCCGAGTTCCATGGAATTGTCGTTAAATCAGCACCTGCATCCGCAATCGAAACTTCGAGAGTGTTATTGACTTTCGGTCCAAATTGCAACTGTATTTTATATTGACTTGTGGCATCAGGGTTGACTTTCCAATTACGCGCGACTGTAAGAACCTTAGTTGAACCATTATAATTCAATGCCCCCCTTGTTTGCCCTGCCCCCGTGCCTGCATAAATGGAAATCTGCTGACCAACCCAGAGGTCATTCGTAGAAGCCGCACCTGCGGCAAGAGTGATAGTATTCGTCGTTCCTGATTGTGCTGTTCCGTTTTCTATGTAATTTCTTTCTATTAGAGCATTTACCACCCCTGTCGTCCCCGTATCGGTAAGGATAGCGTCCACATTGGTTGCAAGAGCCGAGACATTCGTTGTCGCCCCCGCTACGTGCGTCAAATCCACTTCAGGCACGCCCGCAACCGTAGGAGTAGCGCAAGCCGTCCCGAGCCACTGCACCGCATCCACTTCAAGGGTATCCGTGCCGAGAAACATCGCATCATAAACTACGGCAGGAACAATCATAAACTCACAAAATACAGGGCAGTGCACGGTTGCGTCCGTTATGGCAAGCATAGCCCTGCCGAGGTAGTTTACATTCGCCGCTGCAAGTTCGAGGTCGTAGAATCCAGCGTCATCATTTGTTATATGCACCATATCATTTGCCCCGCCCGAAGCAGTTGGGGCAACGTCAAGGATGAGGGTCGGAACGCCTCCCGTATCCGCCGTGAATGTTAATTTGCAAGCCGTAACGGTAATCGCAACTTCGGGCGTAACACCGTCAGTCTTATCGAGGAACGGCCCTACTGTAATCCTTGTTGCGGTATTATTTCGTAAAAATCTCATTATGCACTCCTTTGGCGATATTGATTCATAAAGACTGGGATAACTGTCCCCGCCGCTTCCTGTAAATCGAGGTTCTCGTTTCTGCCTGTGCCAGCCCCTGCATTGCCGTCATTATAAGACTGCACCGCATATATATATCTATAATCTTTTTTAGATGTATGTAAAGCGATACTCAATGTTGATAACAAATTTGTTCTTGCGGCATCCGAGTAAATATATAAATAAATTGTGCCATAAGTTCCAACATTCTCATCTCTTTTTATTTTGTAATATCTGTTTTGAGGAGATAACGTATCCACATAGGAACTGGTGTATAAAGTTCCTCCGTCATTTTCCCGAAGATAATCGTTTGCATTTACGCCGCTGGCTTCCGACCTAAATACAATCAGAGCATTTTTCCCCGCACTATGTAAAAGAAACAATTCTCCAATATCGTTACCTAAAGCCCAATTACCAAGGACATCTGTTCCGGTAACAGAAGTATAGATGGCATCTATAAGATGAGTAAAATCGCCATTAAAATGGTCAACCCCAGCATCCTTATAGACATACGCACTCTCATTGCGTGCAAGTCCGGTAAACGTTATGACATTAGTCGCAACCGATATATGTGCGTTGGGGTCAACTTCCACATAGGTTGTAAAATCTTCAAAGGACATTAGATTACCTCAACTTCTTTCACTATGGCGGTTTTCAAATTAACTGCCCAATACGTGCTTTTGGAAGCAATCTCCCTGTTCTTGTTGATTTCAAAATGAATAGCCTGACTTTGCAGCTCGAAGGTATTTTTGAGATAATCCAACCATTCGACTTCGGTTATCTGCCCCGACATGAACTTCGCCCCCATGTCATTATGTTCAAGACGAAGAAGTCCATCGAGGCGGTAACAGAACGAGAGTTTGGACGCTTCGGTAGTGGCGGTAACGGGATAAACAACCTTCATTTGGGGTTCTCCTTTAGTAATCGGTTACTTTAGATTGAAGATTGCTTATATCCATTCCATAAGTTTCTCTTGCTATCATCGCTTTTATCATGGCATAATAATTATCTATTTCCTGCTTTTGCCTATTGTCATCGTCCATCTGTAATGTTTTCGCAAGAACTCCTTGCACCCATATATTCCTCCACCTTTGATACAAGGTTGCCATAAGAGTTCCCGCTAAATCTAACGTCATAAGATTAGCGTAATATCTCATTCTCATACCGAATACATGATTATCCGTATTATACGGTGTTGGGTAGAGTATAAATTCACCATAATTATTATCGCCAATCGGATAAAATATTTGCGGCAAACCTCTTGAATAATTTTGTCCTATATCCCAAGCTGGCTTTGATTGCAAAGGATAAATACTGTCAATAATCATATACGAACTACCACTCGCGGGAGCAGTATTAAAATCGGGGCTTACGGTTGCTACAAAAGTTGAAGAATTGAAAGCGGTGGCTTGGGACATACTACCTACACCTGTCCCAGCCGTAATCATAATATACTTCCCTACAATATCCCCTTCATCTTTGGCGAGAGTTACAGACCCTACCGCACCAGCAGTAGCAGTCCCTCTTATTGTTCCGTCAAGTATATCTATTGTCATTTCCGAAAAGAAATCTGTCGGCCTTGCATATCTTTCTTTCCCGTTAATGGTAACGGACATCGAGGTAGTATAAAGGGAAGTTAATTTTCGCCCACCGCTTAAAACAAGTATGTCATTCTTAATCTCATTCATCCATTCATCTTGAGCCTGCGTAAGTTGAATGGACGTAGGAGAAGCATATCCGCCTTTTTTCAAACCTTCGGTAGTAAGAGAAACTAATGTCGGTGCGGTCGGTGCAGCCATATTAGACTCCTAATCCTTCATACGCTTTTATCCATCTCGGATATTGCGTTTTAATGTCGAAATGCTCTGCGACTATTTTCTTTGCATTACCTGCAAACTCTTTTCTTGTATCCACGTTGTCTATCATGTAAGAAATCCCATCTACCCATGCGTCTTTATCGTTATTCTCAATAAAAATTCCATTATTTTCTGCCGCATATTCTTTGTATGGTGATACATAAGAGGTTACACATGGCACACCTAATGCCGACATCTCAACCCACTTTATATTACTCTTACACCGATTAAACAATGTATCTTCAAGCGGAATAATCGCAATATCAGGGTCTAAAATCGCCGTTTTGTATGGGTAAGCATGAGTATTCACCCATCCATGATGTTCTATCCTGTCCTGCGGTAAATCTTTTATCGAAGCCTTAAATAAAGTTCCCTGTATGATAAGTTTTACATTCTCGTATTTATCCATTACTGCCTTCAGGACATTGGGCATTAACATCCAATCGCCGTAATGACTATCCCCGCCGCCCCAATATAATCTAATCTCGTCGTTTTCTCTTTTCAATGGTAATTGCTTCCATAAATCCATATCAATACAATTCGGCAATGCCACCACATTAGGATTATACTTCTTGTATGCCTCGGCAAGTATATCAGTCGTAACAGTAACCATATCCGCCTGTTTTAATGCTTTTGCAACACCATTAAGTCTTTCAATATTTTCTTGTAAATTGATATTCTTGCCGTCCTGCCATAAATCCATGATGTCGCCGTTGGGCATTTTATACTTGACTTCTTTTGTTCCAAATTCACTATAAGCCCTCATAAGAGGTTGAATATCAAATAAGAAATCGTCATGGTCAATTATTAACTTCTTACCTCCGTTTTGGAGTTTTTTCATATTCCTTTGCATATCTTCGCCACACATACGCGGCATTACGAATATATCGGCTTCAAGGCAATCTATATTTTTCACGATACTATCGCCTTTATCTATCCGCCATACTTTAGCCAGACCCGATTTCTTGACTTCTAATAATGGATTATCGAGACGGTAAATACCACATGCTCCATTATCCGCCAAGAAATATGTTATTCGCATTTTTCCCCCTGCACAGTCGCTAAAGCAAGAACACAAACCGTTTCGGGTATAATCTTATATTTATAATTCTCCGCCATTTTCTCTATGAGTTCCCAATCGGCTACCATACTATTAGCGTTCCAATAAGGTATGCCAAGTTTTTCAACCTTTCTGAAATTGAATAATGTGCATACTCCGCTTACTCTGCCGCAAGCAAGAATAGTGCCGACCCTATATTGCGTTAAGTCAAGGTTCTGTCCCTTGCTTACACATAAAGCCCGTCCTATAACCATTCCCACGCCGTGTCTATTATCCCATAAATGCTTCAATCCCCACGGAAGCAATGCGTCATCATCTCCTATCGAGTAAAACCATTCCCCCCATTCAAAATTCTCCATTACATATTTAGAAGCGGCGTTCCCGCATAATCCCTCAGGAGCGTCTGTAATAAATCTCATCTTGCCTTTTTCTGCTTCTGTCAACTGCTCCAACAATTCGGGGTATTCTCCTGTTGAAGCAATGGTAACGCGAACATCAAGACCTTGATTGAAACAACTCCTAATTTGCCAAAGCAATTTCTGTAATCGCTTCTTTGAAGTCGGTATCAATATGTCTATATCCATTTACCCCCGCTTTCTGGAAAATAGTTCGCCAAAAATTCTCAGCATTGTAATATGCCGTTGCTTTTTTATATCCATTCTTTGCTATGCGTTCTACTTCTTTTTTATCTTCAATATAACCCCGCAACATACAGGCAAGAACTTCCGAATTACGTCCCTTGAATGAAACGTAATCTTCATTTTCAATGAAATACTTTTTAATTTCATCATTCTCCGATTCAAATAGACAAGCACCGCATAACATTGCCTCGAATATCCTACCTTTTAACTGCTTAAAATCTTTATTTTCGCACCAATTAAGTGTAATTAAAGACCTTTGTAAAATATCGGCATATTCTTCGATAGGGATATTATCTTTTCTTTGTCCGCCTCTCGAATAAATCTTTATATCTCTTGACCCGATAAAGTTAAGCGAATTTTCTCTTTCAGGACGGCCTTCCGTAGTTCCGAGATGACTTATCGCTATATCCCGTTTCTTATTTGGATTATGGAATATCCGAGGGTCTTGTGGAGTCCATAATGGAACATATCTATTACTGTGCAATGAATTTGAATACGATATTCCCGAATCCAAAACCACATTAAAATTTATCTGCGGGAGCATACTATCCGCATAAGCAAGATTTTTTGGACTAACGCTGTCAAAATGGATAGCAACTACGGGAATACCGGCATCTTTAATCTTACCGAAAGTCTGGATATTAGGCAAATGGTGAATACCATTAAGAGGTGTAACGACCACCAAATCAGCCTCTAATCCTTGTCTTAAAACTTCTTCGTCGCATTTTTTACCATATTTGATATTCCATTCGTCGAAAAAGATATTAGAATATTCCGCTAATCCCGTTGATTCCAAAGAACCGAAGAGGTTATGGAAACTATTCGTCAAACCCATTTCGGGTCTGCAATCGCACCATTTTTCGCTAACAAATACTATATGAGGTTTCATTAAAATTTTCCCGTGCAAGCCTTAAAGTTTTGCCCTATCCCATCGCCATTCTTTCTTACCCAATCTAACGCCAAATCAGGGTCTTGATTAAATTCTGGGTGAACAACGAATACCCAATCAGGTATCACTGCCACCTTCCTAAATAGTTTCTTATCCGAAAATCCATTATTGGAATACATCCTATTAAGATATGCTTCCTGTGCGGCATCGTCAATCACCCCAACATGGGTGAAGGAAATTTTTTCGCCCTTGTGGTTTATGTCTATAATCGCCTTATCTTGCACGTTACCACTTCTGAAAATCATACACTTACCTTCTCGGAAGGTGGGGGGCTTGATAGAACCCCCCCTTTCTCCGTGCGCCGACTAACTCGTGGTTAATTCGGCGATTACGCCAGACCCCGCTTCTGCTCTTGATTCGAGGGTAAGTTCCGCTTCACACCCCAAGAATCTCGCAAAACCCGTGTATGGCAAATCCTTCCACTGCAACGGTCTGAGATACGCTTTCTTCCACAGTTTCATGTCGCCGAGAATGAAGATTTTGCTCGGAACATCGCTCTGCATAATGTGGTGTATTCTTAAGGCAACCGTCCCAAATGGCGATTCGTAAATCGAGATATGGTTGATAAGTTTGTTCTGGTCGGCATTTACGTTCTTGGTATTGCTCGTAAATGCATCAACCTTGCGTTTCTGGAACGCACCCATAAGGCAATTAGAGGGTTTACCTCCTGCGTTCCATACGGTCTGCAAGCCGTCATTCCACAACGTCTCGGTAAGAGGCTGACTTTCCGTGCCTGTTCCGGTAATGTTGTTAGAAGTTATCCAGCCCGACAATCCTTTCAACTGTCTTGCCGTAGCCGTGCCGCCCGAAACCGCGCTGGCATTGATAATCAGAGCGTATTCTATATCGTTGGCGAGTTCTTTAAGTTTATTCGCTTTCTGATATGCAACCTCTGAATTTCTACCAGCCTTATCCGTAACTTCTTCGGTTTCAGTTATCGAAAAAGACTTGCTCAGAATCTGGCAGTAATTGCCCGACCTTACAGGCGGAACAATCGCAGTCGCCGTCAACTGATTGCCTTCTATCTGTGCATTGGCGGCAGGAGCGGCGAGTGCATCAAGAAGCCACTCATGGTATCTCTGTGAAGCCCTTGCATTGCCTATGTTACTCTGAAACCACGTAGATACGGGGTCTATGTTGCTGATTACGTCTATGAGGTCTTCCCTCATACCCGCCGTATCGTAAGTAGTATATGTGTTAGTCGCTATTGCCATAATACCTCCTTATAGGGAGATTAACCATATTTCGCCATGAAATCAGGCCAATCCCCTGTTTCTATTGCATGAGTGAGTGCTTTTTTTCGCTCCGCGTTACCATTCACAGCACCACCAGAGGGACTTGAACTCGACTCAATAGGGACAATTTTTGGCTTTGGCCGCACATCGGGATTAACGGTAGTGCTTGCCTGCGGCTTCTTTATTAGTTCTTGGAGTTTAAGATTCTTATACACGCTTTTGAACCCCTCGGCAGTATCGTAGGCCGCTGATTGTTCAGGCGACATAGCGAGGATAATCTTTTCAATTTCAGGAATTTTCTCCCTGAAATCAATCAGACCTTCCGTTTTCATCTCGGTATCTATGGCACTCAAATTCCGCTCATAACGGATTGGTGCTAATTCCGATATTGTCGCTTCATTGTATTCCTTTACCGTCTTCAATTCCTTACTTAAGCGTTCTATCTCATCAGCCATAAGCGGGTCGAGATAGTCATCTTTTGTATGAGGCGGAGGCGGTGGGGTTTCGTGTAGTTTCTTCTTCTCCTCGGCTAACATTTGCCCTTTACGAGTGAGATACTGTTCCGTCTGATAGCCTTTTACAACATCCTTGAAAGGAATCTCTGTTTCAACGCCATCTACCTTTATTTTCACCTTTTTGTCTCCGAAGCCCTGTATATCAAGGTATTCGGGTTCTTTAGGTGTTGGCGTTTCCACAACTTCCTTCTTTATTTCTTGTTCGTCCTTCACTTCCGCTTCTTTATTTTCCGCAGGTGGAGTTTTAACCTCGTCTATCGGCAATAAATCGGCAAAAAGTTTTTCCGTTACATTTACTTGCTGGCTCGCTTGCTCAACGGTAGTAGAGCCGTTTTGTTCGGTATTCATGTTAGTCCTCCTCCTCGCCCGATAATTCGGGTAGAGATTTTATTTGTTGTTCTGCTAAATGCCCCTGATTGATTTTCTTTTCAATCTCCTTCCGTATCGTATCTATCATCTTGGACATCATTTGCGTTTCCATGACTCGTTCAAAATCTTTCGCATCTACTTTCTTGAAAGTCTCAAATGCTCCAACTTGCAATGGTAAAAGGATATGTTCTCTTATCGTTGCGAAATCTTTTCCTTCAAGCACTTCTTGTAACCTTTGCCCTACCTGAACCTGTTCACGCAAGACAAGTATATTCTCCGTGAGTTCAAAGTTCCTCGAAAATAACCTTTTAACCGTATCAAACATTTACCATTCCTTGCATACCTTCGGGGTTCATGCTACCCACTTCTCCCGTTAATTGTTCCGGTAATCT